AAAGGTCTGTTCAACCCAACTGACACCATCAGCCGCCAGTTCAAGAACGGCATGATGGGCATGGGCGTGTTGGGCTTCGACGAAGTCAACATGTCTCAGTCGATCAAGCAGCACACCAACGGCGATTGGGGCACTTCCATCACCGTGACTTCGACCGTTACCACCGAAGGTCAGTCGACTCTGCCAATCAGCTTCACTGGCTCGTCGAAGACTTGGAACGTGGGCGACGTGTTCACCATCGCTGGCGTGTTCGCAGTTAACCCACAAACTCGTGAGTCCACCGGCTCGCTGCAGCAGTTCACCGTAACTGCCGCTGCAACTGGTAGCTCCACTGCGACCCTGTCGATCAGCCCTGCGCTGTTCTCAGCAACCCAAGCACTGGCAACCGTTACTTCGTTGCCTGCTTCGGGCGCTGTTGTGACCATGTTGGGTAATGCCACTGGTCAGTACGCGCAGAACTTGGTCTACCACAAGGATGCGATCACTTTCGCAACCGCCGACCTGCTGATGCCACAAGGCGTGGACATGGCTTCTCGCCAAGTTCACAACGGTATTTCGATGCGTATTGTTCGTCAGTACGACATCAACAACGACCGTCTGCCTTGCCGTATCGACGTTCTGTACGGCTACAGCACAATCCGTCCGCAAATGGCTTGCCGCCTCTGGGGCTAAGCACTGGTGGGGGCTTCGGCCCCCATTGACGACTCTATTTGAAAGGAAATTATCATGGCACTTCCTAACGGCGCAGGCGGCTATCAGCTTGGCGATGGCAACCTCAACGAACCAGTCATGGGCTATTTGCCCGCTCCTCTTACGGAGGCTGGCACTTCTACTGTTACGCTAACCGCTGCCGAAGTAACCGGCGGCATTTTGATTGCTAACCCCGGTACGACTGCTACGACATACACGATGCCTATCGTAGTAACGTCGGGCGCTACTACTGGCGTTAACGATCTGGTGTCTAGTGCTAAAGTTGGCAGCACGTTTGATTGGACTGTCATCAACATTGGCACTTCTACTGGTGACATCACAATGGCAGCGGGTACGGGTACTGGTTGGACAATTGTTGGTTCTCTAACCATCACTGACGGTACTTCGGCTTCGTTTATCGCTCGTAAGACTAGCGACATAACTTGGACTTTGTACCGTGTCTAATGTAATTCCCGCCCTTCGGGGCGGGGTTTTTACAGGAAAAAATCATGCCTAATACCAAAGCTGTAGGCGTCGCTTTTAGCGACCCCGAACTAACCGCAGGCACTACCATCGCGGGCGCAACGATTGATAGCACCTCGAAGACGTTGTCCAACATTCCGAGCGGTCTGACTGCTTCGCAGCAGGGCGCAACGATTGCGACAACTGGCAACAGCGATGTTTTTGTCATCGCGCCTGCTGCTGGCACGCTGACATCTGCCGTTTTTTCAGGTGTAGACGCGCTGGCTGCTAGTGACACTAACTTCATTACTTTTTCAATTACCAATCTTGGTACATCGGGTTCTGGTACAGCCGCTATGTTGGCTGCTACTGACGCTAACACCACCAAAACCACCGGCGGCACTGCGCTGACTGCTAACGCAGCTCGGACTTTGACGTTGAATGGCACCGCAGCCAATTTGGTTGTGGCCGCTGGCGATCGTTTGCGTATTCGTGCTGCTGCATCGGGCACGCTTGCCAACACGGTGACGTTTCCGGTTTACCTCGTAAACTTTAGTGTTGCTTAATTAAACGGGGCTTCGGCCCCGTCTACCCTATGCCTATTATTTATCTACAGCATCCCGTTCACGGCTTCAAAATCGCCAACATGGAAATGGAGGCTGAATTTGATGAACAAAACGGCTGGGAACGCTATAATCCCGACACGCCTTCGGCTCCCGAAGTAGCGGCGCCAGCTAACGCGCTGGATGTCAAACGTCGTCGTAGCCGCCCGCCTGTAGAGGTAGCAGCGGCAGAATAAGGAGCTTGAATGGCAACCGCCTTTGACCAGATTAAGGCAGCGCTTCGGCTGATTGGCCAACTGGCTGAAGGTGAGGAGCCCTCACCGCAGGCCGCTCAAGATGCGCTAAACGCCATGAATCAGATGATTGATTCGTGGAATACCGAGCGTCTGGCTGTGTTTTGTACTGAAGATCAGGTGTTCAACTGGCCGCCGGATCTAATCACCCGCACCCTTGGCCCGACCGGCGACTTTGTCGGCAATCGTCCTATTCTGATTGACGATGCAACGTATTTCCGCGATCCGCAGACCAACGTGTCCTACGGCATCAAGCTGATCAACCAGCAGCAGTACAACGGCATTGCGGTCAAGACGGTCACCAGCACCTACCCGCAGGTTATGTTTGTGAACAACACGTTCCCAGACATTACCATGACAATCTACCCCAAGCCAACGCGTGTGCTGGAGTGGCATTTTGTGTCGGTGCAGCAGCTAACCAAACCGGCAACGCTTAGCACTACGCTGTCGTTTCCGCCGGGCTACTTGCGTGCGTTTAAGTACAACCTAGCGATGGAAATTGCCAACGAGTTTGGCGTTGAGCCCATGCCGCAGGTTACTCGGATTGCGATGACGTCTAAGCGTAATCTGAAGCGCATCAACAACCCAGACGACGTGATGTCGATGCCTTACTCGCTGGTCGCTACTCGCCAGCGGTTTAACATCTATGCCGGTAACTACTAAACTATGCAAACGCCCATCCTCGGCCAAGCGTACGTTGCCCGCAGCATTAATGCGGCGGATAGCCGCATGGTCAATCTGTACCCTGAACCGCTACCTACCCCCGAGGGCAAGACCGGCGGCTTTCTAAACCGCGCGCCAGGACTGCGCAAACTAGCCACGGTTGGCACTGGCCCGATTCGTGGGTTGTGGTCATACGGTGACTACGGCTATGCCGTGTCAGGCGACCGGCTATACCGCGTAGATTCCACATGGAACGTGCAGCCAATCGGGCCAATCGCTGGTACGGGGCCGGTATCAATGGTCGATAACGGCAGACAGTTGTTTATCGCCACCAACCCGATAAGTTATATCTACGATGCTGTCAGCGAAGAGCTGGCTCAGATTACCGACATTGATTTTCCTGGCGCGGTAACGGTTGGCTATCTAGACGGCTACTTTATTTTCCAAGAACCTAACTCAGACCGTTTTTGGACGTCTGAGTTGCTGGATGGCACGCAGATCGATCCGCTGTCGTTTGCCAGCGCCGAAGGTATGCCGGATACGTTGGTGTCGCTGTTTGTCGACCACCGCGAGGTGTGGTTGTTTGGCACTCAGTCGGTCGAGGTCTGGTACGACGCAGCCTTAGAAGGCTTTCCGTTGGCGCGTATTCAAGGTGCGGTTAACGAATTTGGCTGCGCGGCGACTTTTTCAGTTGCCAAAATGGATAACTCGCTGTTCTGGCTGGGCGCAGACGCCCGTGGCCACGGCGTGGTGTTTCGGGCTAACGGCTACGCAGGCCAGCGCATCTCAACCCATGCGGTCGAGTTCGCTATCCAGAGCTACCGTGTTATTTCAGACGCAATTGCGTTTACGTACCAGCAAGACGGCCATTCGTTCTACGTGCTGACTTTTCCGTCTGCCCAAGCCACTTGGGTTTACGATGCGGCTACTGGCGCATGGCATGAGCGAGCCGGGTTTGCTAACGGGCAATTCATCCGTCACCGTGCCAACTGCCAGATGTTTTACAGCGAAGAAGTGGTGGTAGGCGACTTCCAAAACGGCAACATCTACGCTTACGATTTGGATCAGTATTCTGACGGCGACTTTGCCCAGAAGTGGCTGCGGTCGTGGCGGGCGCTGCCTACCGGTCAGAACAACCTAAAGCGTACCGCCCAGCACTCTTTGCAAATTGACATGCAGACAGGCGTTGGGCTGAACACTGGCCAAGGCAGCAACCCGCAGGTCATGCTGCGCTGGTCGGATGATGGCGGCCATACGTGGTCTAACGAGCATTGGATGTCTGTCGGTAAAATCGGGGCGTACGGCACCCGTGCCATCCGCCGTCGGTTGGGCATGACGTTAAAGTTGCGCGACCGCGTGTATGAAATCTCCGGCACTGACCCGGTCAAGATAGCTATTGTCGGTGCCGAATTAGGCTTGTCGGGCACCAATGCCTAGCGATAACGAACCGCAAATACCCCGTATCCAATCGCAGATCATTGATGAGCGATCGGGGTTTGTTGCGCGGGATTGGTATCGGTTCTTCCTTAACCTGCTAAATAAAGCCAATGAAGGCGGCGGAGGGGGCGGCAGCGGTACGGTGACGTCCGTCAACGTCTCTGGCGGCACAACTGGTCTATCCGCTACCGGCGGCCCCGTAACGACGTCGGGCACGATTACATTAGGCGGCGCACTTAATGTCAGCAACGGCGGTACAGGCGCTGCCAATGCGGCTAACGCCCGCATCAACCTAGATGTTCCCCAAACCGATGGCACGAACGCTACAGGCACTTGGACGATCAGCATCACGGGTAACGCCAACACCGTCACGAACGGCGTCTACACGACAGGATCGTACGCCGACCCAACTTGGATTACCTCGCTTGCAGGCAGCAAGATTACCGGCAATATTAGCGGTCAGGCAGGCAGCGTAGCTAACGCCCTGACGGCGGGCACTGGCATTTCGTACAGCGCAGGCACGACGTACGATGGATCGACAGCCATCACCATCAACAACTCCGCGCCCGATCAGATTGTTTCGTTGACCGGCGGTACAGGCATCAGTACGTCCGGCACGTACCCAAGTTTTACCATCACTAACACTGCGCCAGATCAGGTTGTATCGTTGACGGCTGGCACGGGCATGAGTGTCACAGGCACTTATCCTAGCTTTACGCTAACGAATACTGCACCTGACCAAGTAGTGTCGTTGACCGGTGCTGGCACGACCAGCATCTCAGGCACGTACCCTAATTTCACTATCACGTCGAATGACCAGTACGTTGGCACGGTCACCAGCGTGTCCGGCACCGGTACAGTCAACGGCATCAGTTTGTCTGGCACGGTAACGTCCAGCGGCAGCCTGACACTGGGTGGCACACTAACCGGGGTTGATCTGACTACGCAGGTAACTGGCACGCTGCCGATCGCTAACGGT